TCCATCGCGGCCGGGGCGTTTCCCCGGCCGCCGTCGGTGCTGGCGCCGAACGCGTCGGCGAGCGCGGCGGCCAGCGCGGCGTTGTAGACGTCCATGTGGGCGAAGGCGAGCAGGTCACCGAGCTCGCGGCCGTCGGACTGGCGCCGGTAGACGATCTCCTCAACGGTGCGCCGGCCGGCGGCGTCCTGCCGGTACCGGGGCTGTGCGCTGAAGCCGTCGCCGACCAGGCCGGCGCCGATCAGCTCCAGCAGCGGGCCGAAGGCGGCGCCGGCGCCGGTGGTGTCGATCGCGGCCTGAATGCCGGTCACGGATCCGAACCGGGCCTCCAGGAGGGCGAGGGAGCGGAACGAGTAGTAGAGCTGCGCGGTGGTGCCGTCGCGCAGCGGGATCGGAGTGGGCAGGCCGAGCGCCTGGGTGGGCGTGAGGTCGGTCATGGGTTGTCCCCCTGGTGGTGGTGTGGTTGGTCAGGCTGGCGGCCGGTCAGGGGATCGCGATCGCGGTCTCGTTGAGGACCACGTCCATCCACTTGCCGTCGCTCGCGCGCGGCACGGCGGAGACCTCGAACTTCGGCACCCTGTAGTCGTCGCCCTGGAAACCCATCTCGGGGAACTTGGACAGGATGACCTTGTAGAGGACGACGTGCAGGTCACCGGCCAGCAGGTCGGTGCCGCCGGGCGGGGTGACGCCCTCGATCTTGAAGTACTGCGGTGAGCTGCTCCCGGTGAGGGACCACACGGCCTTCTGGGCCGGGGTGACGCCGGAGTCGGTGACGGCGCCGCCGAGCATCACGGCCAGGGCGTCCAGGGACAGGCGGGCGTGCTCGGCGGCCGCGGTGACGGAGTCGATGTAGGTCTCGGTGTCGAGCAGCGTGTTGTCGCCGCGCAGGGTCTTGGTCTGCATGTTGCCGCTGATCGCCAGCGACTTGATGCCGGGGACGTCCACGCTGGACGCGGCGTAGGTGGCGGCTCCGCCGATCGGGTCGGCGGTCAGCGCGGTGATCTTGCAGTCCACGATGCTGAACAGCTTCGTGACGTGGGACAGGGGCATGGCGGCGTCCTCAGGCGGTCGGGGTCGGGTCGGTCAGCGGCGGAGCCGGCGCCGGGTCGGCGGACGGCTGGTCGGTGGTGGTCGGCGCGGTGGCGTTCGGAGTCGGCGCGGTCTCCGGCGCCGGCGGCGGGGCGAGAGCGGCCTGCATGGCGCCCACGGTGGAGCGCACCGCGGTCGGGAACTCGGCGGCCTGGTCGTAGGAGTCAGCGCGCGACTGCCACGGCAGCCAGCCGCCGAAGACCACCTGATAGCTGCCGGGCAGCCCGGGCGGCCCCGGAATCTGCACCATGCCGGTGCGGCCCGCGTACCACGGGTCCAGCTGCCAGGACGGCCACTCCGGCGGCATCGCCATCGGGTCCGGCGGACCCCAGATGCCCTCCTGCTCGCAGTACGCCTGGGCCAGCCAGGTGTGGCCGTCCGGGGCGGTCTCCGGCGCCGGCGGCGTCGGATCGGTCGGAGTGCTCATCAACTCCCCTTCTGGAGCGTGCGGATCACGAGCACCGTGATCACGTGGCGAACGACGTTGCCGGCGGCCGGCAACCGCTGGGCGGACTGGAACCGCATCGCGGTGACTGCGCTGGTGCCGGGTCCCGTGATGGTGGGCTGGGACAGCAGCCACATCACGCGCTCGGCCAGCTGGTAGTCCTCTCCGGCCGGCGCGATGCCCTTCGCCTGGTCGCGGGCCTGCTGGACGACGTCGACCTGCACCAGCTCCTGAATCACGAGCTCGCGTGCCGGGTCGCCGTAGTCGCCGTTCGCCGTCGGGCTCGGCACGTAGTTGGTGCCCTCCTGCACGACGACGTACGGCAGCGCCTGGCCCGGCCGGGCACCGTCGCGCAGCACCGGCACGGTCAGGCCTGCGGCGGTCAGGTAGGCGCGGACCGCGCCCGCGGTGGTCGCGGCCATCAGCGGATCCCCGCAGCGTGCCGGCGCAGGAACTCGGCGGCCATCTCGATCGCGGGCCGCATGTACGGCTGCGCGCGGGTGCCGGGGTGGTTGACGCGGGCGACCGGGTGCGCGGCCCCCGGCCAGTACAGGGCCTGCTTCGTGTTGGGGACGATGACGTGCGGTGCGGTGCCGAACTCGACGTCGGCGGCGTAGCTCACGTTCGTGCCGATGGTCACCGTGTAGTTCAGCCGGCCGCCGGACGGGACCGCCTGAATGCTGGAACGCAGCCGGCCGGTGTCGACCGGGCACAGCTGCTTCGCCATGCCGACCATGTCGTTCGCGGTGGCCTGGGTGGCTTCGCGCGCGGCGCCGGTGATCCGGTCCAGGGCGGCGCGCAGCCCGGACTGGAAGTCGGTGGAGCGGAGCTGGTAGTTGATGCCGCCCATCACAGGCCTGCCAGGGCCGGGCGGGCGTTGAGGTAGGGGGCGAGCATGGCGTCCGCCTGCGCGGAGCCGGTGGAGGGCCGGAACCCGATGTTGTAGGTGCCGTCGGAGTTGGTGGCCGGCTGGATCTTGACGTTGTTGCCTTCGTCGTCCACGTCCAGGCCGCCCGGGTTGCCCACCGGGTCGCCGCCGGGCGTCGTTCGGGCCTGGAGGGCCGCCGCGACGGTTGCGGTCGCCAGCCCGACCATCGGGGGCGCCGAGTCCAGGCCCCAACTGCCCTGGACGAGAACGGAGCTGGCGTTGTAATAGCGCATCAGACCCCACCAGCCGCCGTTCCACGGTTCGGCGCCAGCCACCAGGACGTCGTAGCCGCCGAATCCGATCTGGACGGCGTCGATGTCGCCGACTGTGGCGGCGGAGCGGACGACGAAGGCCGTCGGCGGTAGCTGGATCTGAGGGGCAATCGCGGGCAGCGGGTAGGGGGTGATAGAGGTGACGGTGCGGATCCGGCGCGGCAGGATCACCAGGCCGTCAGCGGGCAGGTCGGCGACGATCGCGGCATCGCGCGGCTCCCAGAACTGCTGCGTGAACTGGTCAACGGCGGTCTGCGCGGCGGCGATCCAGGCCAGCACCTCGGCGGAAGTGCCAATGGCGCCGGCGGCGCGTGCCTGGTCCTCCGTGCAGTACGCCACCGGTCAGCCCTCCAGCAGCTCGTAGCCGGCGGCGTCCATGACGCGGCGTGCCCACGGGGTGACGGTGCAGCCGCCGGTCGTGACCTGGGTCGCGTGGCCGCCGGGGTGCTCGGTGAGGATCTCGCCGGTCTCGCCGCCGGTCTCGTCCAGGCGCAGGTAGGTGGTGTGCGGGGCGACGTCGCCGATCCGCCAGCCGACGGGCGCCGAGTACTGGCGGGTGGGGATGGTGGACGGGACGACGCCGGACATGCCGATGATGCCGCTGGTGACGGGCTGCGGCTGCTCGGCCGGCTCAGGCTCAGCGGCCGCGGCGGTCTTGCTGGCGGGCAACGGTGCCTCCAGTGTGGGTGTGAGTGTGGCCGGGCGCCCCGGGGGACGGAGGGCGCCCGGCCGGTCAGGGGGTGTTACGCGAGGGCCTGGAAGGTGACCTTGACGAAGGCCTTGGGCTGGTAGATCGCGAGGTTCGCGCGGAACTCGGCCAGAACCACGAGAGTGTTGGCGGTGAAGAAGTCCGCGTGCGAGTCGGTCATCAGGATCGTGATCCCCTGGCGGGACCACAGCGTGGCGCCCTGCCGGAAACCACCGACCAGCGCGGTGCCCTGGGCGATCGCCACCGTGGAGACGACGTTCAGGCCCCAGATGCGCTGGACGGCGTCGCCCTGGACGTTGGCCACGACCCGGAACACGCCGGACGTGGACGCGGTGTCCAGCTCGATCGCTTCCCAGTCCTGCGGGTGGACGACGACGCCGTCCGGCGGGAAACCGGCGATCTCCGCGACCGTTTTGGCGCGGCGGATGTCGATCAGCGGCGGCTCGTCCGACTTGCCGGAGGCGGCCAGGGAGGACTGCTGGTATGTGCCGATGCCGGCGGTGGTGAGGATGCCCTGCATCTCGGTGCTGCCGTTGCCATTGAGCAGCTGCCGGTCGCGCAGGTAGCGCAGGCCATAGGTGAGGCGCCCCTGGATGTAGCCCATGAGCTGACCGTTGTCGTCGGCGGCCTGACGGGTCATCGGCATCCAGTGCGCGACGGTCTTGAGCGTGGTGGTGATGGTGTCGAAGGTCAGCGTCGACTGGGGCTTCGCGGTTCCCTCGGCGACCACGGCCGCCTTGTTCCAGGTGCTACCCGTGCCAGCGGTGCCGCTCGTGTCGCGGACGTACTCCAGCACGTTGTAGTCGGCGTTCTGCTGGTCCAGCAGGTCGGCGACCAGCAGCGGCAGGTCGGGAGTCGTCGGGACGATGCCCGGGACGAGCTGCGGCAGGTGCGGCACGCCGGGGTTGGTGATGGTGCCGGCGGGAGCGTCCCGGGACAGCAGCCGGTTCGGATCGATGTCGGGCATCTCGACCTGGAACTGTCCGCGCTTGTCACGGGCGCGGTACTCGCGCAGGCCGTCGGACGCGGCGAAGCGCTGCGCCAGGGACCGGAAGTCGGCCGTCTCGCCGAGGGTGAGCGGTGCGCGGCCAGCCGGGTCGGCCGGCGCGGTGGTCGGGGCCGGCGGCGCGGTGCGCAGCAGTGCAGCGCGGGCGGCGGCTCGGTCGGACTCGGCCTGGATCGCGTCCGCGAGGCCGCGGGCCTCGGCGATGACCTCGGCGACCTGCTCGGTCGTCAGGCTCGGGTCGTCCAGACGGGCGAGCAGGGCGGTGCGCTGCTCCTCCAGGGTCGGGGACGGGGGCACTCGGCGCCCTCCTTCGTGGTGGGGGCGCCGTCCAGGCACCCGCGTGTACGGGGGACTGGACGGCAGGACCCGCCTCTACGCCGATCCCGGAGCCCGGGTGATCAGCGCACCGTCACGGTAGCCAGCACACGCGGCCGGGCTGCCCGGCTACCGTGCCGGGCCGGCCAGGAGCAGCCGCACGCGGGCGCGCTCCAGGTCCAGCTGCGCGGCCGCGGCGCCGGACTGGTCCGGGCCTTCGCCCTGGTCGCCCTGGTCGTCGTCGTCCGGGTCGTAGACGCCGAGCAGGTCCATCAGCTGGTCCACCAGTGCGTCGGCGCCGACCAGCAGGTCCAGAGCCTGCGCTACCGGCTCCGGCAGGCTTTCGCGCGGGAACTCCCCCGCCAGGGCCACCGCGGAATCCAGGGTGGCGTCCAGGGATGCCAGCAGCGGCCCCGGGTCGTCGTCAGGGTCGGCGGCGCGGACGTGCGCGACGGTGCGTACCCCAGTCAGCGCGGAGCCGGGCACAGCGGCCATGCGCGCGGTGATCTGGGAGACCTCCACCAGCCGGGCGGAGCGGATGTTCGTCTCCAGGTCGGCTTTCTGCTTGTCCGTCAGGGCGTCGTACTCCTCCCAGGTCGACGGCATGTCCGTCCGGATGAACCCGACGGACAGTTCGGGTGCGGAGCCAGAGCGGGCCCGGGCGCGGGCGTCGCGGCCGGCCTGGGTGTCGTCGTAGCGGCCGGAGATCTCCAGGTGGTTGCCGCGCTCGCGTGCGGTGAACGTGCCGATGGGCTTGCTCGGGTCGTGCATGTCGAGCAGGGCATAGGTCCCGGCGTCCAGGCCGCCCTTGCGGAACACGCCAGGCCGGAAGGTGGTGCCGTACGAGTCGCGGACCCCGTACCGGCAGGCGATCCCGTCGAACGTGCCCTCTTCGCCGTCGTCGGCGCGGATGTTGAGCTGCTGGAGCGGGACGGTGCGGTACTGCACTTCGGCGCCCGGGCGTGAGCGGCGGTTCATCGGCCGGCCGCCTTCGCCGCAGCAGCGTCGGCGTAGGCCTGCTGCACACCGACCATGATCCGGTCGTGGATGGTCGACTGGAGTGGGGCGTAGCGGTAGACGGCGCGGCCGTCGGTGTCCTTGCCGTCCAGCTCGTAGACGATCTCACCACCGCGGATGGACATCACGGCCGGCAGGTCGCCGCGGCGGTCCGGGACGGTGGCGAGCAGCCGGCCGTCGTACGGACCGCGGCGCACCTCATGCGCGGGAACGCCGTGCGGGATCGTCACCCCGGTCATCTGCCGCGCATCGGCGGCCTGGAGGATGCACAGCACCTCTCCCGGGTGCAGCTCGGGCATGGTGGTCATCGGGTCGGCTCCTTCGTAAACGTAAGCGTGCAGCGACAGTTGATGGACTCGGAGGCGGGTGCGGCCGGGTCGCCGGGCCAGCGGGACTGGACCGCGGTGAACTCGGCGTTGAGCGGGACGGTGGTGCCGTTCTCCAGCCGGTGTGAGGCGCGGGTGCGGCTGTCGTCGGTGGCCAGCCAGGTTTTGGTAGTGGCGCCGGAACGTTCGGCCGCCAGGTGGCCGGCGGCGTTGAACGCGCCGACGGTCTCGGTGCGGGCGATCATCTGGGCGCGCCAGTCCGTCAGGTCGGCGAACACGGCCTGGAGGCGGGCGCGCAGCTCGGGCACGGTCTCGCCCTTCAGGACGCCGTGGTGGAGCAGCTGGGCGCGCAGCGCGGCTTCGGTGGTCGCGGTGATCTGCCCGGCCAGCGTGTCCAGGCGGGCGTCCAGCTGCTGGAGCACCTCCTGGTCCATGTCGAACCCGGCGCCGAGCTGGTGCGCGGTGGCGTCGCCGCCGGTGCGCCACGCGGTGTGGAACCAGTCCGCGAGTGCGGCCTTCGTCCGGGCGGCCCACTTCCGAGCGTCGAAGATCTTCCGGACGTTGATGCGGGCGTCCCAGGCGGCGGGCGCGAGGTCCATCCGGGTCATCCGCGCGGGAGTCTCTGCAGAGTCGTCCGGCGGGGCGAGCACGGCGCCGTCCCGGGCGGCTTCCAGCGCGACGGCGCGCACCTCCGCCAGCCACAGGCCTGCCGCGCGGCCGCGCATCAGCAGGTCGAACTCGCGGAGCGTGACGGCGGCCTGCCGGCGGCCGAGGTCGACCAGGAGCGGCTCCAGCAGCGCCTCCAGCCGCTCGTAGGCGCTCTGCTGCGGCCCGGGCCCGGGGTCGTGCACGAGGACGGTGGTGAGCCGGCCGGCCGGCGGCGCGGGCTGTGCCGGACCGGTGAGCGCCCGGGCCATGTCGGCCTGGGTGGTGGCCACGCGCTCCAGCACGGCCACCAGGGCGGCCATCATCGCGCCGGAGTTCTCCGCCAGGGCGTCGGCGGCGTTGGCCGCGTCCACGGCCGGCGGCGGTGCGAACTGCGCCCGGTAAGGGGTGATGGTCATCTGGCCGATGCCGCCGGGCAGCGGGTCCAGGCCGATCGTCGCCCGGGCTTCATCGATCATCAGGACGTCGTTCTGGAGGTAGCCCTGGTTGCGGGCTGCCTGCGCCTGGAGGTCTTCCTGGAGGGCGGAGACCTTGTCGAACGCCCACTCCACGGTCCAGCCGACGGCGGGGAGCAGCTGGAGGTCGGTGATGGAGGCGATGACCTCCATCTGCGGTACCAGCGTCTCGGTCCAGACTGCCGCTTTCGCTTCGGCCTGGTTCTCGTACGTGGATCCGCCGATCAGCGCGTCCCGGCGGATGCCGAAGGCCAGCATCACCTCCTCGGCGGACTGCATCCGGGAGTTGATGTAGTCCATTTCGGCGGGGGACATGGTCAGGGAGGTGAAGCTGGCGCCCTTCGGGCTGGTGCCGCCGTCGCTGCCCTGCCCGGCGATGAGCAGGTGGCGGCCGGCGTTCTGCGGCCCTTCCACCTGGCTCCTGAAGCTGGCCACGGTCTTGTTGAACGTCTGCTCGTCCAGGTCGCCCAGGTTGATGACGCCGCCCGGCCGGGCCCCGTTCTTGAAGCTCTGGCGCTGCCAGGTGGAGGCGTAGAAGTCGGTGTCGACCGCGGCGCGCGCGGCCTTCCACGGCGCGAGGACCGAGAGCGGGTCGTACGGGTCGGAGAACCGGAGCCAGAGCATCTCCTCGGCCAGGACCGGGACCCGGACGCCGTCGGAGCGCTCCACGATGTACCCGATGACCTGCGCCTACGGCACTGCGGAGGCGATCCGGTTCGCGACCACGGTCGTCACGCGGTCGAACACGAACCACATCTCGTCCGGCACACCCGACGGCGCCCGGCCGTTGTAGTTCAGCCACAGGTGCGCCTGGCCGTCCAGCTGAAGCCGGGTCATCACCAGCGACTTGAGCACCTGCGCGGGCATCGTGGGGTTGGGCATCACGTTCCACAGCTGCGACAGGGGGTGCAGCTCGTCCATGTCGCCGGACGGGGTGCGCACCACCAGGTCGACGGAGGCCGTGTTGTTGGCCAGCATGCTGATGCAGCGGTAGGCAACCGCCGAGTTGGACCAGCCGTTCGCGCCGTTGCCGAAGATGCTGTCCGCCGACCAGGAGTTCCAGCCACCGGCCCCGGACGGGAACGTAGTGACCACTACGGTGCCGGCGCCGAGCGCGTCACGGCGCTGCGGCCGCTCCGGCGGCCGCACACCGCGGCCACGACCGGCCCGCCTGTTCCGTCCCAACGCTTCTGCCTCCTATGCGACTGCGGCGAAGCCGCCGCGGGCCTTGACCATGAGGTGGGTGACGGCCCACACCAGGGCGTCCATGCGGTCCGGGCTGCCCGGCTCACCCGGGACCCAGGTCGTCTGCTGCTCCTCCAGCTCCGGGAAGGAGCCGACGTGGTGGACTCGGTGCTGCTCGTAGAGCGCGGCGATCGGCTCGGCGCGGGTCTGCTTGCCGCGGCTGGCTGTCACAGCGGCGAACGGGGCGCCGGCACGCACTGAGTGGACGGTGTGGCGGACCAGGTCGCCGCCGTTGTTCACCTCGCCGATGATCCGGTCAGCGCCCCACCGGTCGTACGCCTCCAGGGCCTTCGCTGCCCACTCGTGCGGGTGGTAGCGGCCGGATACGTCGTCCAGGACGAACGCGTGCCGCTGCGGCGTGCCGACCTTGTCGGGCAGCAGTTCCTGGGACAGGCCGACGACCACGATGCCGGTCTCGTCCGATTCCGCGGTGTTGGAGACCGCGGGGTCGACGGCGACGACGATGCGCATCATCGGCTGCGGTGCGCCGACGCGCAGCCGGTCCAGCAGCGTCCAGGTCCACAGCGCGCCGTCGACGTCCTGGAGCAGCTCGCCGTCCAGCTCCTGGCGCTCCAGTCGGGTGCCGGCGTACTGCGCGGTGAGCTTGTCGCGCATCATCTGCGGCAGGTGGTGGGCGTCGCGGGTGCGGCCCCGCGTGAGCAGGGTGTCCGGGCGGGCGATCAGATCCACGATCTCCCGGCGCGGTTTGGGGGTGGTGGAGGCGATGTAGTGCGGCCGGTGGCCGACGCGCAGGCCCATCGCGGAGTGCGCCAGGGCGTCCTTCAGGTAGCGCATCGCGGCGGCCTCCTCCAGCCACACCAGGCAGCGGTTACCGCCGGAGCGCAGCCGCTCCACGTCGTCGGGAGTGTGCGCGCCGAACAGCTTCGCCTCCGCACCGGACGGCCAGCGGACGTGTGTGCCGCCGACGGTGGTCCGCAGCACCACCCGCGGGTCGTGCGCGCGCAGGCCGGAAGGCCCGTTCACGGCCGACTCAACCGCGTCGCCCTGCGTCGGCGCGATGATGCTCATGCGGTGGCCGCCCGGGACTCGGTCGTCGCACGGCGGTCCCTGGACGTGCTGGACCATGTAGCGGGCGCACCCGTCGGTTTTGCCGGTGCCGCGGCCGCCGAGCTGGAGCCACATGCCGTGGGTCTCGACCTCGCCGGGGCAGACCTGCCACGGGTATGGCGTCCACGCGTCCCAGCGGCGCTGCCACAGCTTCGCGGCCAGCTCGCGCTCCAGGAGGTCGAGTTCCTCGGGGGTGAGGTCGGCCAGTTCGGCGCGCAGGCCGGCTGGCGGGGTGCCGGTCACTCGGCACCGCCGGCGTCGGCGAGCTGCTCGGCGAGCTGCATGACGCGGGCGATCCGCTCGTCGGTGAGCTCGGCTTTGATCCGGACCGGGGCGTCGATGCCGAACAGGCGCGCGTGCCGGTCCAGCGCTTTCAGGACCACTTCGGCGGCCCGCGCGTCGCCCTTGGCGGCCTTCGGGAGCAGCCCCTCCAGCACGGTGTCCAGGTTGGCGATCTGCTCGCCGATCAGGGCGTCCCGGTCGGTGGTGGTCTCCTTCGCGCGGGCGGCCAGGGCGCGTTGGACGGCGCGGCGGGCACTGGAGCGGTCGGAGTAGCCGAGCGCGGCGGCGATTCGGTCGTAGGTCTCGCCGCGGCGGCGCATCTCCACGGCGTCGGCTTCGCGCAGGCGCGCAGCGTCGACCTGCGACTGATTCCGTCGGGGGCCGCCCACGATCACCTCCTGTCCTCGCCCTGGAGGGTAGGTAGGTGTGCGGATCTGCCTGCTCGGCTGCCGGGCCGGTCGCTGGTGGACTGGCCCGGCGGTGCCGTTCAGGCAGACTGCGGGGTGCCGGCCGTTCGGTGCTCGGTGATGATCTGGCTGATTCGCGAGCGGCGCAGGCCTGGACGCTCCAGGTCCCGGGCGCTCACCCTGCCGTCGCCGAACCGGCCGATGATCCGGTCCCGGGCCTGCTCGGCGTCGTCGGCGAAGGCCCGGCGGGCGGCCAGCTCGGAGCACGCGAGGTCGAGCACGGGCAGGTCTGCGGTGGTGAGCGGTCCGGTGCCGCGTGCGAGTCGGTGCAGAGCCAGTACCTGTCCAGCGCGGTGGACCATGCCGCCGAGTTCGGCGTCCTCCGCGACGACGGTGCCGAGCCGGATCTGGCCGGGCTGCGGGCCGGTGGTGATGGGGTGGTCCAGGACGGTCTGCCGGGCGTCCGCCGTGGTGGTCGGGCGGCCAGAGACGTACATGCCGGAGCCGTTAGCGACGTGGCCAGCGAGGTAGAGCAGCAGTTCGCCGTCGGTGTGGTCGAGTACCAGCGCGGTGGCCGGGATCGTCCAGCCGTGGAGCTGGGGCAGGTCGGCCAGGACGGCCTCCAGGACGGTGCCGGGGCGGTACACGGGCGGTTCCTCTCGTGGCGGTCCAGGGCGCTGGACGTGGGCTGTCCAGCGCCCTGGACGTCGGGTTGGTGTGGTGGTCAGGCGGCGACCGGCGCGGTGCTGGCCAGCCGGCGGGCGCGAAGCTTCGCGCGGGCGGCGCGCTTGTGGATGTTCACGTCGTGGTTGTGCTGCTCCCGGCACCGCTCGCACGGCGGCTCGTCCAGCAGGCCGTGGATCCGGTAGCCCAGGCGACTGCCGCCGGCCGGTGTGGCGTGCTGCTCGGCGAGCCGGGCGATCCGGCCGTCACGGACGAACACGGCGCGCGCGGTCCAGCAGGCCGGGCAGAACTGCTGTCGGCTGATGTGCCGCAGCCGCGCCGCCTCCGTGCCGCACGTCTCGGTCGGGGCGACGCTGAGCAGTGGGGTGTCCGGCAGCTCCTGGTGCACGGTGCCGCGCTGCTCCTCGGTGAGGCCGGCCCAGGTGCCCCACTCGTCGTGGGTGGTGGCCCAGGCGGTACAGGCGGACTGGATCGGGCAGGCGGCGCAGAGCGCGCGGGCCTGGTCGGCGGTGTCGGGGCTGTCGTACAGGGCGGAATGGCCGACGCACGGGAGCAGGCCGGCCGTAGTCGGTGGGACGAAGGTGGGGAGTTCGAGCACGGCGGCCTCCTCGGCAGGGCAGGTGGTCAGTCGGCGGTGTGGCTGGCGTCGGACTGCTCGAGCGCGGCCAGGCGCTGCCGCAGCCGTTCCACGCGGACCCGCTGACCGGCCGCGCTGCGCCGCATCTGATCGCGGTCACGGCGGTCGTACTCAGCCAGGAGCAACAGCCGGTTACCGACGCCCGGAGGCAGGCGCTTCGCGCCCTCACGGATCAGCCGGTGCAACTCGGCGTGCTCGGACTCAGTCAGCGGCATCATCTGGACGCGTCGGGTGCTCACGGCTGCTGCTCCTCGGGCGCGTTGACGGCGCGGTGGATGCGGGCACTGGCGCGCTGCTGGCACGCGGTACACCGGCGGTGCGGGCGCGTCGTCCACGACGGGATCACGGTGCGTACGGTGGCCGTGTGCGGGGTCTCCTCGGCGGCGTCGCACCCAGAACAGGAGTCCTGGAGCATCACGCAACCGTGGTCGCAGAGAACTCGCGGGCGGTCTGTAGCGGTCATGGGAGGGGCTCCTGGGCTGGTGTGGCTGGCTCTGGTGTGTCCTGCTGGCCTGCGGCGGGCAGCGCGGCGTAGAGATGGCGCCACATGCGGCGAAGGCTGATGAGGTAGTCGAGCCCCTGATCGACGTAGGCGAGGGCTATGCACAGGCCGATCACGGTGACGCCCACGGCGAGCAGCTTGAAGACGTTGAGCAGGTCCGTCACGGTCATGGGGCGGGTTCTCCTTGGGGCTGGCGGCCGCCGGCGGGGGTGAGTCCGCCGGCGGCCTGGGGGGCTTAGAACGGGGGCTCTTGGGTGCCCCATCCGGCGTTCTGGGCGGGCTGCTGCTGGTTGCTGGCCCAGGGGTCGTTCTGGGGCTGCTGGCGGTGCTGCTGGGGCTGCTGGCGCTGGCCGGTGGGCTGCTGCTGGGTGCGGTCGGCCTTGCGGATCTGGGCGGTGGCCCAGGCGAGGGACGGGCCGATGGATCGGACGGTCAGCTCCGTCTTGTTGTGCTTCTGGCCGTCCTTCTCCCAGCTCTGGGTGCGGAGTTCGCCGCTGAAGACGACTTCCATGCCCTTCGTGAGGGACTCGGCGCAGTGCTCGGCGAGCTGGTGCCAGGCGGTCGCGTCGATCCACAGCTGGTCGCCGTCGACCCAGTTGCCGGCGTCGTCCTTCTTCCGGTTGGAGGAGACGAGTCGCATGGAGCAGACGGCGTTGCCGTTGGGGGTGACGCGCAGGTCGGGGTCGGCGACGAGCCGGGCGGTGCCGTTCAGGGTGGGCAGGGGCATCAGGTGGTCTCCTTCGTGAAGCTGCGGACGAGTTGGGGCTGGTGGTCTTCGGGGACGCGGTACACGTCGATGCGGTCGGGCCACGCCCAGAACAGGTAGGCGGTACCGCGGATGAGGCGGACCCAGATGGTGATGTGGCCGCTGGCGCTGGTGTCGGGGCCGATGCGGGGGCCGGTGGCGCGGTTCACGAGAGTGCTCCGGTGGGGCTGTGGCCGCTGAACCGGTCGGCGTCCACGGGTGTGTAGCTCCTCCAGGGCCAGTTGCCGCTCCACCCCTGGCAGATGAAGGACGGCCACGCGCGTTCGTCGCGGCCGCCGCGCCAAGGGAGCACGCGGCGCGCGCGGTCGTCTCGTGCGCTGCGCTCGTCCTCGACCGGGCGCAGGCCCATGCCGAACTCGGGCCAGCGCAACCAGAGCGAGCTGCCGACCGGGCGCAGAGCGCGCGGTCCCAGGCCGGTGCCTTGCGGGCTGTGCGCCTCCAGGGTGAGCGCGCATCCGGCGGTGGCTCGGGCTTCGTCCAGGACGACCGAGATTTTGCGGGCCAGCTCCTCGCTGTTCGGGTCGCCAGCGTGCAGACGGTAGATGGGGCCGACGATCAGCAGGTCGGGCATCACCGACTCCACCCGGCGCATCAGCCAGGCGCGGCCCTCGGCGCGGGTCAGGTCAACACCTTCGGGGCGGAGGTCGATGTGCAGCTGTCCGCGGCGGACAGGGGTGCCCTGGTTCTTGGCGATGTCGAGCAGGCTGCGGTAGTGCCGGCGGGACTGGCGGTCGCTGTTCTCGCAGTCGAGGACCAGGACGCGCTGTGGGCCGGTCGAGAGCGGCTCGTTGCGCTGCGACTGGCGGGCGAACGGGAAGACGCCGCAGGCCGCGGTGACGGCGATCTGCCGCTGAAGCACGGACTTGCCGCCGCCCTCACCCGCCGTCCAGATCACGCGGTCGGTGTGTTCGAGTAGGCCCGGGATGACCCAGTCGTGCCCGGGGTCGGTTTCGTCCACGAAGTCCACGACGTCCTTGACGGGGGCGTCCTCGGCGGCGCGGCCTGCGTCGCGGACGCGGCGGAGTTCGGCGACGGCGTGTTCGGCGAGCTCGCTGGCGTCGTCCTCGGTGTCGAGTGCCCACGCGGCCTGGGTGATCTGCTGGCCGGTGCGGATCAGGTCCCGGCGCTGGGCGAGGTCGTTAATCCGGTGAGCCAGCCACTCGGTGCTGGCGGCGTACCGGCCAGCGTCGAAGAGGGTGTGCAGGTAGACAACGCCGCCGACGCGCTGGAGGTCGCCGCGCCGCTGGAGTGCGGCGGTCAGGGTGAGCGGGTCGATCGGCTCGCTGCTGTTGGCCAGCTCGGCCAACGCCTGGTGGATCAGCTCGTGCGCGAGCCGGTAGTAGGCGGTGGGGTTGAGCTGGAGGTCGCGCAAGAGCCGGCGGGCGTCCGGCGCAAGTGCGATGCGGCCGAGTAGGGCCTGCTCGGCGCCGAGGTCGTGGGGTTGGGCGCGTGCCCAGGGTTCGGGGTCAAGGTCGTCGGGGGCCGGCGGAAGCTCGGCAACGGTGGTCATCAGAAGATCCCTCGCTCGGCGTAGTTGTGCTGGGGCTGCTGGGGGCCGGGGCGTGGCGGCTCGGGGGTGTGGAGGTCGTCCGTCCAGGACTCGGCGCGCAGCCAAGTGGCGGGGTGCGGGATGTAGGTGGTTTGGCGGCCGGTGGCCTGCCAGTGCTCGCGGTGGCGGACCGCGGCGGCGGTGAGTTCGGCCGGGTTGGCGCCGGCCCGGAGGGCCGCGGTGAAGGCTTTCCGGGCGGTCGCCTTCGCGACCTTGCGCGGGTACTCGGTCCACCAGGTGTCGAACGGGTCTGGCCCGTCGATGCGGGGAGAGAGATCTCTCTCTTCCGTCTTAGAAGAGTAGGTGTCCGGGATTTGCTGACACTGAGACGTGTCAGTGTCCGGAAATCCCGGACGCTGAGCGGGTTCAGTGTCCGGAAAAACGTGACACTGAGAATCGCGGTCAGTGTCCGGGATTTGCTGACACTGAGGGGTCTCAGTGTCCGGGAAATCCGGACCCTGAACCTGGGGTCCAGCGTCCGGGATTTCCGGACACTGAGCCGGGGTGAGCCGGATGATCCGGTACTTCGCTGCTGCGTTCTTCTGGCCCGCCAGGGTCTTCTCCAGGGCCCCCTTGGTCATGAGGGACTTCAGCACCTCGTACATCTGAGGGCGGCTCACTCGGGCCCGGTGCAGGATCTCCAGGGACTCGATGCTGCTCCAGGTGGTCCGGCTGTCGTCGTTGGCGTCCGCCGCGAGCACGCCCAGGACCCACGCCTCGCGATGCGTGAGCGTCGCGGGCGCGTGGTCCATCACTTCGGCGATCAGGCGGATTCCCACGCGGTGGTTCCTTCGGTCGGTGCGGGCTCGTTGGTGCGGGGTGCCAGAGCTACGCGGCTTCGGTGGTGGGGTGAGCAGCGCGGTAGGCGTCCACCACCTGGCGCGGGATCACTCCGGCGATGCCGACCTGGTGGCCGTTCTTCCGAGCCCAGGTGCGGATCCGGCCGTACTCGGCACGGTCGGGCCGCGGCTTGGATGCCTCACTCGACCGGGCCGGGGCGTTCGTCCCCTTGGCGGCGCGCAGGGCTTGCTCGGCATCCGCCAGCTGCTGCTTGGCCTGCTGGACGCGGTCTTCGGCCGCCTGGACGACGGCTTCGGTGCGCTGGGCGTGCTGGAGGCCGGTCAGCGCGGTCCGAGCCTGCTCGGCTAGGCGCTGCATGCGGCTGCTCGGGTGCTGCATCCCCCAGGCGATCAGGGAGCCGACCGGACCGGCGGTCGGCTGCTCGCGGGTGGTGAAGACCGTGCCGGTCGCAGTCACGGCCTCGGCGAGCTGATTCTGTGTCAGCCCGGTGGCGTCGGTGATGGCGGCGACGGTCGCGCCGTTCTTGTACATCGAGACGGCGACAGCAGTTTCGGTGTCCACGGTCGGTCCTCCTCGGTCGGTGGTGGGTGTGCGGTTAAGGCGCGGGGCGGGTAGGCGGCGGATGCCGGGGATTTCGGCATCGATGAGGGCTCGGAGAGCGGCGATAGTCATGTCCGTGGTGGGGTGGTGTCCGGCGGCCGGCTGGTGGTGGTCGCAGGCCGGCCGCCGGGGTCGATACGGCGGCCGGTCAGCCGTCGTCCTTGCGCCGCTCGGCGACACGCCAGCGGACCGCGGTGCGCTCGGCGACGCCGAGCCGGGCAGCGATCTCGCGCGTCCCCAGGCCGGCGCGGGTCATGTGCGACGCGGCCAGGATCTGCTCGGGTCGGGTCAGTACGGGGACGGGCTTGTGGTTGTTCACCATCCGCTCGACCGCCACCAGGTCCAGGCCGTCCTCGGTGCTCGGCTCCGTCTCCACGACGCGCACGTGCGGCCGGGCGGCGAGGAACGCCGATGCCTGAACGTTGCGGCGAGGTGCGATCACTCGGACACCGCCGTGACGGTGGAGACCCACGCGAGGGCTTTGCGGTCCAGCGCGAGCCGGGCCCGCGTCACTGCGACGTAGGCCAGCCGGGCCTCCTCGCGCCGCAGGATGATCAGGCCGTTGGTCGGGTCGGGCTTGGGCGGCCGGAAGTCGTCGTGGATGCGGACCGTGTCCCACTCGAGCCCTTTCGAGCGGTGCGCGGTGGACACGACCAGGTCCGCGGACTCCTCCGGGACGAGCTGTTCGGCGGCGCGGAGGATGCCGTCCGGGCTGTGCTGGTCGATCAGGTCGACCAGCACCCGGAGGGAGCCGTCCTCCTCCTCGG